GTCAACTCCAGAAGATGAGGAATGGGTCAAAATGTTGGTTGCCAAGACACTCAAATCAGCATCAACTAAGTGGAAAGATAATAAAAAGAAAGATGTAGTGCAGGAAGTAGCATTAGGTATTGAAGATTATAAAATTAAAACAAGATTACTTGGAACAAGGAAAACTAAGAAAAGAGTTACAATTTTCCCCATGATGGTTTGTGCTAATGAGAAGTGGACACAAAATAGAGTAATGCCTAGTTTGGGAATTAATAAGACTGCTCCTTCATCTATTTACAAACTTTGGGAACATTACAATAGTAGCAAAGCATGGATAGATCAGAAGTTACATACTCAATTAATGCATTCTTCTATGACACAGGCAACAGATTATACTTCAGTTAAATTAAAGCATGAACTAAGATCTAGAAGTACCATTTCTGTAGATCTAAGTAAAAGTGATTTAGATTATATAGCTTTGAGTGGTCCAGGAGCCAAATTGAGATCAGAATTGCAGGAAGTGATTGAACATGAGAAGCAATCAAAGTTGTCATTTGACATAGACTCTGACACTTCTGATATAAACACTTTTATACATAGTAAGATCTTCACTACAAAAGAATATCCAATGGCAGTAGATGATGAAATTGCAGATTTATTAATAAACACCAAGAATGAGTGCCACCCAGGGGCAGAATCTAGTCATGCTTTTAAGTTTTTGCGTCAGAAAAGTATTTCACAACATTCTGCACTTATAACAGAGATTTGCACAGAACTTGCTTATGAATATAAAATACCTCATAGAAACAATAATTGGGGTTTGAAGATTTGTAGGAATATGCCTGTGATGATTTTGTTTCGGTGCACTGGAACACATGTCTTTTTTTCATTGGCTTTGTCGAAAAATAGTTGCCATTCTATGGTAGAAGGGAAGATAGGGCCAGAAATATATGAGACAGAAAATTACTATTTAACAGATTTTAGTTCAATCAGTGAAGATGGATTGGATCACTTCATTAAAGCTTTGCCTTATTGCATTACCTTGCAGTCTTCATTGCATCAGATATTTTCTCTCCCATTATATAAGCAATCTGATTTTCAGCCTGATTCTTATTGGGAGTGCTTAAAGTCAGTTTATCTAATTTATCTGAATAACAAATTGGATTGTGAAGAATTGATAACTTCTCTAAGATATTTTTATATGAATTTATTTCAAGAAGGCTACAGAGATCTGTCTTTGTATTTAGAAAGATTACCTGAAGTGATAAGATCTAGATTGACTGTGTATTTCTTGAATAAAACTTTGAATCTTATAAATCACTATGCAATCAGAGGAGTAAGGCGCATCAGAGTTAGAGATAAGAAAGGAAAGCCAGTTTATCAAGTGCATTCTGTTAGAAACATCTTTTGCAATATGGACTTTAACTCATCTATGCTCATAAATAGTTTCTATTTTGGTTATGTTGTGTCGAAATCTAGGGGGAAAATAGGTGATCGGAATGTCAAAGTGATTAGTAAAATTCTCACTGAAGAATTTTGGTATTTGGATAACATATATAATAAAAAGATCATATTATGGGATAGTAGAGAGGAACCAAAAAAACACTGCTGGGATCACAAATTAATGGCTGCTGCAATAGACCATCACATTGCTGTTATGAACAAGGTGTACGGGGGAAATTTTATGGAATTGCTTGAACAAGATTGTTATAATGATCTGATGAATAGTTCTTTCAGTGAGATTGCAACCTTAAAAGCATCAGCTCATGATGAAGAGTTAAATTTCTATATTCCAAACATAGATCATTTCAAAACATACAAAGATCTTAAAGATGAATTACTACGAGGTAATCCTACACAAAAAGGTAAAAGACCTAGGGTGATTACTAAGATGTTTGAGACTATTGCAAAATACATGAAAGCAACTGGAGATGGTAATCCACACGTGTTATCTGTTTCTGTTTGGTGCCTGGTTGAAATGCATAAAGTAGGATATTTTGTTTCTGACATTTTCCCTAAGGATCAACATGGAGGTGATCGAGAGATACATATATTACATATATATTCTAGATTTGCTCAATTTGTATTTGAGAAATTTGCTAGAACATTGGTTTCATATTTCCCTTCAGATAGTATAGGTAATCCTTCTTATAAAGAGACATATTATAAGGATCATCAGAAAAAAGCCAGCATACAATTGGGTGATCATTACACACTGTGCAAGTCAGCAGATGCTTCAAAATGGTGTCAAAGAAATGATTGCTCTAGATTTTATTTTTTATTAGCTAGATATAGTCCAACTGATTTAGAAATTTTCTTGTATCATATAATGTGGTTATGGAAGCAAAAACGCATTCAATTACCTGCAGACATTGTTGCAAATTTTGAGAAGAATAGATTCTTAGAGTCTAATTCAGAATTTTACAATGAGATACGTAAAAGGTTTTATTCATGTGAACCACCTTTCATAGAGCAAAAACAAAGAAATTGTGTCAGAATAAGATCAGGAATGTGGCAAGGCATATTACATATCACTAGCACTGTCATGCATAGTGTATTTCAAGAATTCTGGAAAAGTCTAGTTGAACAATTTTTAGCTAAGCAAAATATGAATGTTGTTGTAGATGTTATACAGGGGAGTGATGATTCTGCAGCACTTATTAGTACGAATGATCACAGGAAGCAAACAATGATTCTTCTAGAGAAA